CCCCGCCATTCGTGGCTTCCAGCGTTCTCCGGACTTTCCAGTTTTTTCATTTTTAACGGCCTTTTTCGCTAAGGTGTGCACCAGATGTGCACCGACTTCTGTTCACGCTCGTTTTCATCTTAGATATTGGGTTTAGCCGTTTTGCGTCCTCCAAATGACTCGGCGCTAAGTGCGCATAGACCATGGTCATTTGAATGTTCTCATGGCCGAGAATCTCTCTTAGCACCAGAAAGTCGCCGCCATTCATGACAAAGTGAGACGCGAACGAATGCCGCAATACATGGGTGAGTTGTCCGTGGGGTAATTTGATCTTGGCTCGATCGATGGCGCGCTCAAATGCCTTGCGTGTACCGGTAGGGAAAAGCGGGCCTTTTTCCGCTCTCCCCATCAACAGCGCGTCTTCCATATCTTTATCAATAGCGACGTATCGGTTACGGCCATTTTTGGTGTCGATGTAAGCGACAACCCCGTTTTTGACATCTTCTGCCTGTAAGCCGCCGGCTTCGCCCCATCGAGCACCGGTTGAGAGACACAGCTCAATTTGTACAAGTAGGTCTTTGTTTTTGCTTTCACTGGCGGCAATCATCAGTCGATTCATTTCTTCTTCGCTGAGGTAGTGCAAGCGCTTCGGAGGGACTTTCAAATTCTTGATTTTATCGAACGGTTTTTCGAACTTCCAAAGCCCGGCGCTTTCGAGTTCGTTAAACATCGCCTTCAAATAACCCAGTTCATGGTTTAGGTTTTTTTCGGATATCCCAGATTCCAAGCGCTCTTTTCTGTAGACCGTGAACATCATAGGCGTACTTTTGGTGGCTCTGGGGTTTCCCAGCGCATCGGCCAGCGCTTCTAGCCGCAAAAGGCGAGCGCGACCAGTGGCGAGTGTGTGCCCATGAAAGTCATACCATTCCTTTGTGAGTGCTCGCAGTGTGCGAGTGTCTTTGGCTGGTGTGACGGATTCGCCATTTTGAAAACGAGCAATTGCCGCCTGCTTAGATTGTCTCGCATCGGTGAGTGTGTCCCGTATTTTACGGAACGGCTTAGAGTCTCTCCCGCCCGGTCTGAAGTCGACAAGCCAGCGCCCATCAACCAATTTCCAGATGCCGGGCTCTTTTTTTTCGGCCTTCCTTGGCATAGCCATTACTTCAAGCTCTCTTCTAAAAAGTAACCCTCTGGAATTTTTCCCGCCTCAATTGCAGCAGCAGCAAATTTAACGAATTTCCTTTGGGAAGCTTGCAGCTCATCAAAATTGATGGGGCCTTCATGCGTTATGTAGTGGCTGAATTCAGGAAACTGCGAGCAGACTGCGGAAAACTCATCTTCTGCCATCCGTACATTTTTCTTTTCGACATTCTTATACCGAATTTCTTTGATCCCTAATAATTCTGCCATTTCATCTTGTTTTAAACCGATTAGCTGGCGTAGCGCTCTGAGTCGATCTCCGGCAAGCGTTTGCATTTTGTAACTCTCCTATTTTAAGTCCCTATTGGTGTCTAAAGGCGTTTATTCCTGTCGCCTTGGGATCAATATTAGGCTCTCAAAGGTTAAATAATCAATATAAAAAGTTAATTATTAACGGTTACAGACGGAAAGTGGTTGTTTTTAGTCTATCAATAGTTAATTATTAACCCTGTTGTGATTTATATTAACTTTTGAGGTTAGAAGTGATGGAAGCGAAAGACAAAACCGAGCTGGATTGCACCCCGTATATCGAAAGCCAACCAATGTATATACCCCCGCCAATGACAATGGAGCGATACGCCTATATGCAAGGCGTTGATTTGGGAGTCATCGAAAATCAAGTTAGAAAAGGAATAATACCCTCTATCAAAACGGGTAGATGGCGATTGATAAACACTTTTGCCATTGCTCGAAGGTGTTTAGAACCAAACCCCACATTCAAAGCTAAAGCTAAAACTTCAGCCAAGTAATTTCTAGGAGTGGCCATGTTCGATATGGACAACGAAATCCTAGAAGCGCTGGAAGGCGATATGGATTTAAATCTAAAAACCAAAGGCAGCGGGGCGAAAAGGGTACTTCGGGGCAGATGCCCTGATTGCAATCGTTCATCGCTTTGGATCAAAGCTGATAAGCCTTGGTATTTAAACTGTGATCATGAGGGTAGTTGCGGTTTCAATGAAACCGTTAAGCAGCGTTACCCCGAGCTGTGGGAGAATTTAGGAGATCGATTTCCAGCTACAGAGTCAGACCCAAAGGCTACCGCAAAAGCGTACATGAAGATTCAGCGAGGTTTTGAAAATCCTCGCGTTTCCGAATGGTATGAACAGGGGGTAAAGAAACTCCAAAACGGTCAGGCCGCCGACACTGTGAGATTTTACCCATGGGGCCCCGGTGGTATGTACTGGGAGCGAATTATTGATAAATCCCACGTCCGTATCGCCGGACGTAAGGCCAATTTTCACAAGCAATCGGCTAACCAAACTTACAGCAGTAAGCATTGGGCGCCGCCGCCACAAGAGATAAACCCTAAAGATGTCGTCTATATAGTTGAGGGTATTTTTCATTCCATAGCAATGTTTCTTGCCGGTTATAAATCGGCGGCAGCATTTACTTGTGGCAATCTTCCACGTGAATTGATTAACGAGCACAAAGGGAAAAAAGTTACTTGGCGCCTTGCTTACGATGATGAACCAGGCGCACACAAACACATCAAAGAATATGCAAAAGAAATTAGATCGATGGGCGAAAAAGTCGACATCGTTTTAACAGGCAGTAAGAGCAAGGATTGGGACGACGTTTATCGTGACGGAGGTTTAGACGATAAATATATTTTGCAGTGCTTGTGGCGCGGTCGGATATTCGTTGCCGATACCGCCAAGCATCGAGCATACGCAATGTTTGGCCAAGCACGTTTCTATAGAACAGTTTTCGAGTTCAAGAGTAATTTGTATTCAGCGAAGTTCTCACAAGAAGAGTTCAATAAAGGTAATGACAATGGTGATTTCGTCTGGGGTGAGTCGTGGGACGAATTCAACAGGGCATGTACTGTCGATTGCATCAGCAATTGCATACCGAACTTCACCTATGTTCAGCAAGATAAACTAACCGAAGAAAGGCTGTACTTTTTTACCATCAATAAGGCCAATGACAAAAGAGTCTTTCGTGGGGCGTTTTCTCCCAATGCCTTGACCGATCCCCGAGCCTTTAACCTTGCCCTTATGTCGAACACTCCCGGAGCGACATTTGACGGAGGGGCAGGGGAGCTGAAAATACTCCGCCAACGCTGGTTAAATCGTATCGTCCCAGAAGTTCAAACAATTCCATATCTTGGTTTCGACTCCAATACTGGTGCGTACATATTTCGAGATTTTGGATACTACAAGGGAAAGGAACTCAAGGTTAATGAGTTCGACTATTTGTCTATCGATGACGTGGGAATAAAAACAACACTACGAGATATCGCTCTGATTCACAGTACTGAGTTTGACGATTCATGGTTGCCTGACTTTATAAAAGTGTTTGAGAAAAATGGTATCGCCTCGTTAGCTTATTTCACGGCTAGCCTTTTTGCGAGGCAGATTAAGCAAAAGCATCAAGCATTTACGTTTCTGGAACTTACAGGTGATGCGGGTGCGGGCAAATCTACTTTACTTCGGTTTCTGTGGCGTTTGTTTGGGCGGGAGAACTTCGAGGGAATCGACCTTCAAAGTACTTCGGCCGCTTCCTATGGTCGGCACTTGGGGAAAGTGTCAAACATGCCTGTAGTACTCATCGAATCTGATCGGCAAGAAAGTAAAGACGCAGGCGGTCGCCCGAGTAAGTCTGTTGATTGGGACGTGTTTAAGAAAGTGTATGACCTAGACGGTGTGATTGATTCACGCGGGGTCAAGACCAATGACAACACCACCAATGACAGGATTTTCCTAGGAACTCTCGTATTTAGTCAAAATGACACCGTCAAAGCATCAGAGGCAATGCTCTCTCGAATTGTTCATCTTCACGCATCCATTGCGCAGGTCAAGCGAGAAAATCGAAATATTGCGGATAGATTGAAGCAAACATCTTCCGAAAATCTTGCAGGCTATTTGCATCAAGCGCTAACAAATGAAGAGGCCTTCATTGAAAAGTTCTTCTCTTCCTTTGATCGTCATCGAGCGGATTTAACGGAAAACAGCACAATCATCCATGACCGTATTGTCGATTGCCATGCACAAGTTATGGCAGCGGTCGAGGCACTTCAGGTGCTTCTCCCTTCACTGCCTGAAAGCGCTTTGTTGAGCACTTTTAAGTATCTCAAAGAACGCGGCGAGGATAGGCAGCGCCGTCTAAGTTCCGACCATCCGGTTATTGAGCAGTTTTGGGATACCTATCACTTTCTCAATGATCAATTGATTCATATAGACGATGAAAACGGTGAAAGAGATATAGAGACGCAACGTCTAAATCACGCAAAGGGTCACGGGTTGATTGCGATAAACCTCAATGAGTATGTAGAGCTCTGTCGAAAGCGAGGCCAAGAATTGACCGCAATTTCAATGCTGAAAGAGCTATTGCCAAGAAGCCAGCGGTACAAGTTTGTAGAAGGTAAAAAAGTAAGGTCTCGCATCACCGGGGGGTTAGTTCGGTGCTGGGTATTCAGTATGGCTTAGGTGTCAGATTTGTATGGTTTCGATGTGTACCTCTGGCTCATAGAGGGGGTCTTTGTACGGGAGTGGGGGGGCAAATAAAACCGGGTACATTGGGTACAAACAAATTGAATTTCTATTATTTCCTTATAAAACAACTAGTTAAGAGGCAAGTGGCAATGAAAACACTGGGAACATTAGTGGGTACAAAGTGGGAACAGGTGGGAACAAGTAAATGTATACATGTTCCCAGCTTGTTCCCACGGTGGGAACAAATGAAATCGGGCTGTATCCCTTGTGTGGTGAGGGCTGTGGCGATATCGCTAAAAAGCTTGTTCCCAGTTGTTCCCAGTAATGTTCCCAGTAGGGAAGGGGCCAGAGGCTACGGTTTTATTGGGGGTTGGCGTAAGCGGTCACTTTTGTTCCCGTTGTTCCCAGTTTTTTTTGCCCCTCCTCCCCCACGTCGTCAATCAATCACCGAAGCAGTCGCGGAAATCTGTCACGCGAAAAATGCTATTGATAACAAACTCATTCAAGCGCAGATGAAAAAGGAGTCTAAATAATGCAGTTAAACGCACAGCAAATGCTATTGCTCGCAGCAGCGGTGAAGAACGAAAGCGCATCTGGTTCGTCTGTACGGGTTCCGGTGGGGGAGTTCGTCAACCCCGATGGAGAAGTAGGGCAGTTTCACTTGGTCGCTACGACAGACCAACACGAACACCTTGAAGTGTTCGATCAATACCAGTGCATTAAGCAATAGGAGTATCAACCGTGAAAACATGGAAACCACTAATCATTCTCGCCGCTGTCGTCCTATCAATCGTCAGTATCGCTTTACCCGTTGCGCACTGGGTGAGTATCCCGACCGATACGTCCATCAAGTGGCTAGCCGGTCTAACTATCTTTGCGCTGGCGCTGTGTAAGTTGGCGTTCTTCCCTTTGGCATGGTCACACCTTATGGCGCGCCGAATGACACCGGCGATTACCTTAGCCGCGTTCGCTGTCTTTTTGCTGTTCATTAGCGTTGATGCAACGAGAAACCTTTTCGAGGAGCAAACCCAG